TTTAGTTATAGAATCTATAAAAGTTGTGTGTGCTTTATTAATTTCTCTTGCATCAGCAATAGCTCTTGCTAATTCATGAGGATGATTTTGTAAAAAGTTTTTAGTAAAACTTGGTTCATTACTTTTTTCTGTTCTATCATAAGGTAGTTTTAATTTATCAAATGCTTTTGCAATACTTCTAGCTGCATGTATTTCTACATCTATACCTGTTAAGTCTTTGATTTTATTTGTTATCTTAGATTCTCTAGCCATTAAATCTTTTTTAATAAAAGCTGCTTTTTCAAGATCAACTCTTACACCTTTAAATCTCATATCAACTAAACATGGAAATAAATCTGTTTCCAGATTAAATACATCCATAAGTTCTTGATTATATAATTCTATCTTTAATCTTTGCCAAAGTTTTAATGTAGCTTCCGCATCGCGCTCCGCGTACTGTCCAACATAAAGCGCTGGCATCCTCCACATATCCGCTTTAGCGTCTAGCCCACGATCCTTAGCTGCTTGTTGTAATACTTTTTCATCTTTACCTATACCAACATATTGTTTTGCTAAAGCATTTAAGCTGTATGTAAATCTATTTTCGTCAATTAATGAGGCAGCTATCATTGTGTCAACAATGTGGCCTTTTATAGACAGTCCTGCTGACCTTAACCAGCAGACATCATACATAGCATTATGAAATATAAACGTTGTATCTTCTTGATTTAATATTTCTTGTAACCATCCTAAAACAAGCTTTTTATCAAGATTTCCACCTTGCTCGTGTCCAATAGGATAATAGCCTTGCCAGCCCTCTACGGCTACCGCAACGCCAGCAATGTGACCTCTTCCGGTAACATTACCTGAACCCATTGTAGTTAAATTTGGATCATTGGTTTCTAAATCTATAGCTACTTCTTTATGGCCTTTTAAATTTTTAAGCTCTTCCGGCATTACCCACTCTGTCTCAGGAGCAAATAAAGGCATTTGAGTATTTCTCATTTGTAATCCCTTTCTATTATCATATCTATGTAGTGCTTAGCTTTAAGAAGGTCCTCTTTCCCACCCTTTTTAGATGCTCTCACTATATATTTTATAGCGTTACCTTCAGCAAAAAGCAACTTGTTTTTGTTTATAAACTCTGCCGGTTGAATGACAAAATCTTGATAATGATTTCCACCGATTTGTTTATCATATGAATCGTACTCTCCTAAAGTTGAAGGTGGTACGTATTTTGTTTGATTTCTTTTTTTCATAATATATAAGCTCGATCAAATTTTTTAGGATCTACAATATGCAATTCACGCTTCGCGCGCGTCGCTCCAGTGTAGAATAATCTATGTAATTCATCTGGATCATGGCTAAACGTTTCTATGGCCGCACCTGTAATGTCCTGTAACAATAAAACTTTATCAGCTTCTCCTCCTTTTGCTCCGTGTATCGTTGACATTTTAATACGCGGATTCTTATTTATCATTTCACCATTCGCCCGCATGTTACGAATGTAGTTCTCTGTAATATTATCTAGTCCTTCAAATGAATCATACCAAACTTTATCAATGTTTAATCCATGTTGCTCTTGACATTCTTTTAGTTTATACTTCGCGTCCGAATGTAAAGTTTTACCTTTTCGAAAACCATCCACAACATTAGATCCTAAGTATTCATATATATTCTTTATTTCTATTGTATTTAATTGGCTACCTTTACGCCAATGTTCCCAGTTATTAAGAGCTAATAATAATTTTAAAGATACAGAATTAATTCCTTTACATTGATAGTACCAACCTTGTAACTCGCAAAGGTCCTTTGCGTCATCTAAGAAGTAATTTGCAGAAGATAATACTAGCCATTCTCCTTCTTTCATATTGACTTGAGTTATGTCAGAATATCTTTTTAATATTCCTATCTCTTCTCTAGGTTTATATTGTTTATCAAATCTATTTTGTACTTTACCTATTATTTTTTGTGATAGTTCATGAATAGGACCACCTGGTATTCTATAAGACTGATCTAAAGTTTTAATATTATCTACTTCTTCTTTTAAAGCTATGAAGTGATCTACATCCGCACCAGCCCATTTAAAAATTGCTTGATCGTCATCACCTGCTATGTAAGTTTTTTCTGCATTAACCCACAAAGTTCTAACCATTTCCCATTGTATTAAAGATAAATCTTGTGCTTCATCTATAAATAATACTTTAAAGTTAGGATTCTTTTCTAAGGATATATAGTCTTCTAATAAATCTGTAAAATCTTTTAGACCCTTTTCTTTCTTAAATTTTTGTAATTGTTCCGATAATAAAAATAAAGTACTTCTTTCTATATCTATAATATTTTTTCTAGAATCATAATATTCTAATAGATCCATACGTTTAACCCTAGCTGTATTAATAATAGTTAAGTATTCATTGTCCGAATTAAATGTTCCGTCTTCTTCAGAATATTTTGCTGTCTTAATTGGTAAACCACATTTTTGTCCAAACTCCTTATAATCTTCCGGCTTCATCATCTTCTCTTTACTCATACCAAGCTCATTAAAAGCTAAAGAATGTAAAGTTCTAAAGTTTTCTAAGTCTGTATCTATATCTAAATTAAATTTATCAGCTGCTCTTGATGCTGCTTCCTTGGCTGCTTTCTTAGTAAAAGAAAAGTAACCTATTTGTTTAGGTCTAATACCTTGTTGTAAAAACTGATCTACTAAATCTAAAAGAGTTGTAGTCTTACCTGTTCCTGGTGGTCCTAATATAATTGTTTTCATATGGGTAATCCTAAATATAAATAAATCCAAAATGAAGTAAACATAACCATAGTCATTAAATCAATTCTAGCTAACATTAAAAATCATCCTGTTGGTATGCAACTTTAGATATGCTGGCTTCAATCTTTTTCATTGTTTTAATTTTAATTAATCTTGGTTGTTGTTGCTTAATTCTCATTTTCTTTTCTTCTACAAATATATCTTCATGATAGGATTGAGTTGTATTTAAACTTTTAATTAAGTTACCTGTTTTAATTTTGTCCATGTCCCAGTTATTTTTCTTTAAGAAAGAATAAAAATCTTCCATTCTAAAATAAGTAAATTCTTTTTTATCATCTGTGAAAGGAAGCTTATTAAAGACATCGTCTAATGTTCTTGCTGATTGTCTATTAGTTGTCCAGTCTTGAAGTAAACTAGTAAGTTCATTAGTTGGGTCTAAAGATTCTAAAGGTTCTATTTCTTGTAAACCATTATCTAATAAAGGTTTTAAAAAATGTTGTTTCCAATCTTTTGGTTTTGGAATAGGTATTACTAAATTAGCTTGATCTAAACATGCAATAGCAAATAAAGCTGGGCTATATAATTGCTCTGTTTTTAATTCAATTCTTTTTTCATCTACATTTAAAAACCATTGTGGTGGTGTTGATGTATATTTTGTTAAGTTACCAAGTAAAGGCATCTCTTCTTCTCCAAACCCTACACCAAATCTTTTAGTTCTACATAAACCAGATTGACATACAGAGTTTATAGGTGCGTCTTTACATCTATATTTATCATAACCTTTTCTGTTAACTGATTTAATTAATTGTTGTACTTCACTGTTACTTAGTGCCGGTGTCATGTATTCTATATTTGCTTTTACAATTTCATCTTCCCATGTATCTGGGTTTGCTTGTTTATAATAAACTGCAATATTAAACAAAGCGTTATTCCTAGACCCCTCACCAAAACCTGTTGACGCCAACTTATTAAGGCAAGGAGGTCCATTAGGAAAAGCTTCTTCTATTTTTTGTTCTTTGATTTTAATTTCTTCAACAGCTGCTTTGTCTCGTGCATAAAGATCATATAATTTATAAAATTCTTCAAGGGTGCAACTATTGCCTTCATCATTGATAGCATATCTTAATCCTTTCGTTCCATTATAGTAGGGTAAATTTAAAAAATTTCCTGTGTCCCCACGTTCCACAAGTATTTCTGTTTGTTTAGGAAAGATTTCTGATCCTTCATATCCTAAAACTTTTGACATTTGTTTTAATTTTGATTGCATCAAAGATGCAGGAATATTTTCTTTAGTAAATAAAAATACGTGAGCCCCACCTGATTTAGAACGACAGACTATTAATGGAAAGTTAAGATTCCTAATACTTTTAATGATACTGCTGTGGTTGAAATCATACTCATCAATATCAATACAACCCCACCTACACGTATTATCCTCTGTAATAGGGATAATTCCGAGAGCCGGACCTTCTCCCTGTAAATGCTTCTCCCACAAGTCATCGCTAACATTCTTTCTGACAATGAATGCCTTACCTTTTTGTTTATCACCATTGGCTGCGACATCACCTTTTTGATATTGTCCATAAGCTATTTTTAATCCTTCAAAGATATTTTTAAACTTCATATATAATTCTTCCTTCTACTTGTAAAGGGGGCCCAGTATCTATGTTTATGGTTGAAGACATAAACAAGTCGTAAGCCGACCCCCAGTATTAACTAAAACGGTGTTGCCGCTCCGGTTGATGTCTCTTCCACATCTGCTTTTGTTTGCACGTTACCTTTTGAAGCACTAGCATTAAAATCTTTAGACGCTAAGTATAAAGATTTATCCTCTTGCCCCATAATTCTGTCCATGTTCACAACCCAACCATACCAAGAACCTTTATCGTTCTTTTGTAGATTTGATTGAAGATTGTAGACAACCCCATGCATAGGTGGCATTGCAAATCCACCTTTTCCATCGTCAATTTGAACGGATTTCATCATTGAATTCCATTTTTTACTAACGCCTAGTTGTGTTGATTTCATAGTTATCAACGCAGGTGTATAAGCACCTGATTTTGTTTCAACCATAACATAGTAAGAAGCTGTTTCTTCTAAGTAGTTACCATTAGGTAATCTAATTTTAGATCCATCTCTCTTACCAGTTGCTATAACAGCACTGCCTGGAGCATGTATAGCCACAGGAGCACCTGGGCCATCACCTCTATCAGACCATTCTGGATAGTCTTTCTTATAATAACAAGGAATAACCTTGATACCTTTTTTACCATCAAACATTTCGCTGGTAACAGTATTATAAATCATGCCTGGTTTAGCACCACTTATATACTTCGCATCACCATCAGTTACCTGTGGTGATAGTTGTCCTAGGATTCTTACAAACGGTAACGCCATATCTTCTTGCGTCATGTTTTCAAAACCTTTGGATAGATCGTTTCCGAATAACGAAACCGATCCATTTGTTTTAGCTTTTATTTCATTAGCCATTATACATCCTCCATTTATTTTTTCCGACTGATTTTTGTCTTGTCTTTAATCCATAGACTAAAAACATCAGAAGGCATGTCAAGGCCGGCCTTAACACGCTCCTGGTATAGGGCAGTTAAAGTATTCCAAGCCACATCAGATTTTTGTTGTGGTTGAAAGCCATTCTCTGCCGCAAGGTCCAACAATTGTTTCGCCTTGTCATCTTCTCCACGACCAAAACTTACTGAAACATTGTTTTTAACAATATCTCCTAACCCTTGATCTCGAAGCCATTGAAGAGCAGTTTCCCTTTTAAAATCATCTTTAGGAATCGTAGCTCTGTATTCGGTTTTAACTGTAACAGATGAACCATCTGACAGTTTAATTTCATTAAGCCCTTGCTCTTTTAATAATTCAGGAATTACCTCTGAACTAATTATATCTGCCTCAGCTTTTTTACTTTTTAATTTTTCTTCCAAAGCTGCAATTTCATCTTCTTTATCTTTTAAAAGTTTACATTGCGTAGCTATGTCTGTTATCTCAATGTTATCTAGAAGATCTTTTGTATCTTCCAACATCATTTTATTCATCTCACTCATAATTATCCTTTCTGATAAAGATCGAAGTTTATAGGATAGTATTTAGCCTCTCGTCGATCCCATTTCAAGAGGTTAAATTTACCGTTTGTTTTATCACAAACGATTGCACAAGATATACCAATAATAGCTGGATCTCCTGTGAGCAATACATAGTCTTGTTCTCTAAAATCTCGTAAATTCTTTTGCATTTTAAATACAAATGGACTTGA